GCCCCATGATCTGCTGCTGCAGCATCGCCAAGACCGCCTGCTCCGCCTGCTGCAGCACCGCGTCGGCCTGCGGAAGGATCATCGTCCGCGGCATCTGCAAGTCGTCCAAGACTTCCTGCATCACGGCGCGTTTGTCAATCAGGGCCGCCATCGTCTGATCGCCGCCGAAGAACTTCATCAGGTTCATCAGGCGATCGAGCCGCTGCTGCCTCGTGACCGACCGCGTAATTCCATCGACTCGAAACTCCGCCTCGAACCCCATCTTCGCCCAGCGTTCCTCGGGAGACATCTTTGAGAAGGCGACCAAGAGTTGCTGGGCCTCGGGTGAATCAGAAAACATTTCGAGGAGCTTCGGATCCGCAAGCCCGTTCTCGAACTGGATGGACAGTTCCCAGATCATCTGGATGAAGGGCGAGAGCGAATGCTCCTCCATGTACTGCCCGATGTCGGAAAACTGGGATTGCGAGGCGGAGGCTTTGATCTCGACTTCGGCCTTAGTCTTTCGGGTCGTCGTCTGGTTCTGACCCGTCGTGAACTCGTTGACCGAAGTCGTCATCTCGTAGAACCGCTGCAGCATCTCGACGACCTGAAGGTCGGCCTGCGTCGGCCCCTCGGAGACTTTGAACGGGGTGAAGATCTGCCGATCGGACTTCTTGGCGAAGATACGCAGCGGATCGACCTTCATGTTCGAGCCGCCGAAGTCCTCGCTATTTCTTGCCGCCGAGATGTCGGCCTCGACCATCGGCAGCGAGGCGTGGAGTTTGTCCACGATCACCTGGGCGACGCGGTCGATCTCTTCCTGCAACGGCGAGCCCTGCATCAAGAAGCCATAGCCATAGAGTTGGTGAGGGTTTAGCATCGACCGGAAATCGATGAAGGGAATCCGCTGGTGCCACCACGGGTTCTCCTGCGGCCTCCGTAGTAGCCACTGCTTGTCCACGAACGTCGCAAAGCAGTTTGGCCATAGCGTGACTCCTGTCGAAGGATCGGGTATGTCGCCCCAGATCTCGTAGCAGTCTACGGTCATGTCCTCGTAGGCGAGATACCGCTCACGGCGGATCACCGATGCGAACTGGTCCAGTTTCCGATCGCGAGAACCCGGGCGGATCTTCGAGACCTCCGCTTCGTCGTAGATCGCCGGCATGATTTCGTTGCCAGTCATCGGATCGATCTGGGGCTTGCACAGTTTCCAGAGATCCGAGAGATGGCGCTTGGAGCGGTGGATCACGAAGCGGTTCTGCCCCGAAGGGTCGAGCCAGAAGTCAGTCGGGATCACCGGTCGCATGACCATCTGGGCCACCGACTTCAATCCCCGCTTGACCTGAAACTTACCCTGCGCGAAGCCGACGACGTTGTCGCCCTGCTGCACCGGCGGCCCGGGCGCGTAGGACGGAATCATCTGGGCCTTCAGGCCCTTCTCGAACGTGACCTTCATCGGCCCGTTGCCGCAGATCAGCGCGTCCTTAATCGACGTCTCTACCGGCTCTCTGTACCGGCCGCGATGAAGTTGCCACTGAATCGTCTTCATCGCGATGTCTTTCAGGTAGTCCTGCGCGCGAGAGGACGGCAGGATGTCGAACCAGCCCTCCTCCGAGAAGACGATCGAGACGATCTTCGAAGCGAGCGTATCGACGTCGCGCTTGGACAACGCGACATGGACCTTCGACTGCCAGCCCGCCTTACCGTCAGTCGAGGTCGAGCCGTGGTACTGCGAGAAGAGCCGCATCCACTCGAGCTCGTAGGGCTGCCGGTATCGCTCGCAGTCCTCCAAGATCTGGGTCATCATCGCGACGATCGCGCGCGGATCCGACGGGACGACGCCGGGGGAGTTGTAGGTCGCGAAGCGGCCGTAGTCCGCGGTGACGTCTTTCGAGGCGATCGGAGAATCCGTCGCGTCCGTCGTTCCGATCGCGAGCGTGTCTTTTGAGTTAGACATTTTTCACTCGATGTTCCTGCTGGCTCCGGTCGAGCCGCTGCACCTTCAAGCGCCAGGGCTCCTCCATCAGGATAACCCTATAGCCAGGATAGAGCCTGTCCGCCATCAACGCGAAGGTGCCCGGGTTATGGTCGGCGCAGAAGAACTCCGCGGTGAAGATCGGCCGCCCCACCGGCGCGGTGGGCTCCATCGAGACCATCACGCCGCCGAGCGAAGGCTCGCCGCAGACCTTGCACGGCGGGATCGCGACGAGCGGAGTGTGGACATCGCCGATCGGCGAGAAGTACTCCGGGCCGAAGATCTTCGTCGAGGTCATCTCGAGTAAGACCCGAAATAAGCATCCTCGCGCGTCTCCGTGTAGGAGGGATTCGGGGCCTTCACGTAGCCCTCGTCGATGACCAACTGCGCGACGTAGCGAAGCGCATCCGCGCAGCGATCGTAGCCGTTGCCCTTCTTCGGCACGCGGTCCAGCTTATCCGGCCCCTCCGGGTAGTAGTAGGCGCCGGCGAGCGCTTCGATCGTCTTCGTGCAGGAGGAGTCGATCGCAAAGCGCGGCACCAACTTCCCGCCCACCTTCACCGAGTCGCGCATCAGTTTCCGGATTACGTTTAGCCCGTCTTCGATCCGGGCCTTGCGTGACTCGAGTGCGGTGCCGAAGTAGCTCTCGACCTTGTCAACGTCGGTGACGGAAGCGGAAGCGGAGATCTGCTCTCCAGCGATGTCGCCGTAATCGCGATAGGTGTACTTGGGACGATCCGGCCAATTCTCAAGCTGGAGTGCCTGGGCCATCTGAATGAGTTCGTCGGTCGAGACGTTGTCAGGGCACAACTCCCGCAGCACGAGAAGCCGCCCGGAGCGTGTGTACTGGGACCAGAGGACTGCGGGAGCCCGGTAACCGAAGTCCCACGACCGCAGGATGGGCAGACTCGAATCTTCGGAAATCTCGGCAACGTGTCGGTCGTAATCCCAGGAGTCACCAAAAACAGCTCGCCCCTCGACATCGAAGCCAACCTCTCCCTCGAGGAAAACCTTGAGCCAGTTGACGTCGCCCTTGTGCTGGCGTCGGAGGGCCTCGATGTAGCCCTTCGGCAGGTTCTGCCGGTTCTGCTCGGTCTTGGCGCGGAAGTAGACGAAGTCGGGATTGGACGCCTTCTCGCGCTTAGACGGCCCTGTATCGACGTTCCATGCTTTCTCGATGATGTCTCGATTGATCCAGTGCGACGAGGTTACGCCGCGAGCATCCACATACCCGCGATAGTAGAAGTTCCCATCGATCTTTCCGTATGGCGAGCGCAGCCGGTCGCAGAGCGTCGAGAAGATTTTTCCGTCAACCTCGTGCGCCTCCTGAATGAAGAAGCTGCAGAGCTCCCAGGAGCCGAAGCGCTGGTAGTCGTCCGAGGGCGCCACGATGAGTTGGTGGCCGTTGGGAAATCGGAACACCTCGTCGCGCTGCCTCCACTCGGCGATGCCGTGGAGGATCTTCTGGTAATCGTCGAGCAGCGCAAAGCGAGCGCGCCTCTGGCTCTTGCGGGTCGCGACCGACATTCCGTTGGGCATCCGCATGCAGAGTTCGATCTGCTCAAACTCGCAGGCCGTGCTCTTTCCGGCCCCGACTGCGCCACAGAAGAGCTTGATTAGACGCTCGGACCAGGCCGGAACTTCATGAAACTTCTTCTGGTACTCGTTCGGTTTGTAGGATTCGAGGTGGCCGCGGCCTTGAACCTTCACTGGAACATCTTCACGGAGGAGGCCGGCAGCGGCTGGTCGGGGTCACGCGGGGATGGCGATTGGGCGCGGTTTAACTGCTCTTTCGTAATCTCCGGCGCGTGCTCGGCCTGGAGTTCACGCAGCGCTTCGAACTTCGCGGGTGAGACGCCCATATTCGCCTCGACCATCGGCCGCGGCGGCTCGGGGAGAACCTTCTGGATCTCGATCGCCTCGACCTCGATCGTCTCCGACTCGGTCGGGATCTCGGGTGCGGGAAGGTTTAGGTGGCTGGTGTAGTGCGGCGCATTCGAGATGTTGACGCTCACGCCATGGTTTTTCGGACGGATCCACTCAAGCAGCGCCTTGGCGGCGGCGACGCGCGGCATGTCTTCCTTGCCGCCATTCTCCATGATGCTCGCGAGTTCTCGGGCGATCTTGTCGCCGAGAGTCTGGACGAACTTGTCCTGCGCGGCGCCGGCCTTCTCGAGCGGGCCTTTCGCAGACGGAGAAAGATTCTGCTTGACGAGCGTAGCGCCCACGGCGTAGAAGTGTAACGCATCTCGGGGGAGGCAATCGTGGACAAGACAGTCAAGGACGCGAGGACGTTTCTCCTCGCGATAAAAGCATCCACCGGCCCGTGGATCGATCCCTCCATGTTCGACAAGGAGGCCGTCGAGTACCTCGAGCTGATTTCCGAAAGGATGTTCGCGGAGCTCGACGCCCGTAAGGTCACAGGCCGTGCCCGCGACAAGCTGATCTTCTTCGACGCCATGCTGAAGGGTGTGATCCTGAAACTGCGGAAAAACGTCGTGCAGGCCGAGAAAACTGCGAAGGGGAACTAATGCCGGAAACTCTCGAGACCCAGCTTGCGATCAGCGTCCTCCTCGCCGGCGAACTGAAGGGCATCCGCGAGGAACTCAAGGCCCTGCGGGAGGCGTACACCAACGCCTCGATGCACCTGGTCAACGACATCGTGCTTGCCCAGATGAAGGCGCAGATGGCCGGCGGGATCATCCAGGCGGCCGGGATCATCACCAAGCCGGGGCACTGATCCTCGGGATTGCCCGCTCGGACTGCGGCCGTCGTCTTCGTTCCCCCGAGAACGCGGCTTCCTTGCGGGCGGGCATTCCGGAGGATCCGATGTACGTCGTCGTTGATTCCGAGTTCTGGCTCTGCGGGCTTCGTGTCGATGGCACGCTCTGGATGTTTCGTGACCCGGTAGGGGACACGAAAACGTGGCAGGTTGGCCGTGTCGGGATCCACTACCCTGACGAACTCTTCCGGCTCCTCGGGCGATGAGACGAGCGGGGCGTAGAGACGAACTCCACCGGGCCGCCGGGGAGTTCTTCGAGTATCGCGGCTGGACCGGTATCGACATGGCCTCGCTCGGCAACGACGTTCCGGACTGGGCCTTCTTCAAGGGTACCGTCGGCTTCTGCCTAGAGGTTAAATCGCCCAATTCGATCAGGCACAAACAGGCCGACAGCGACGGCTTAACCGACGGGCAACGCGAGTTCCACCGGCTCTTCCGGGGGTTAATCTTTACGGCTCAATCAGTTGAAGACTTCTGGAAGGTGGCTAACGCGGTCGAGCCCGGGATCGCCGAGCGGATCGAGCCGAGGGAGCCATGACCCAAGAGGAGCTCGAGGCCCTAATCCTCGCCACCTATCCGGACTCCGATCCCCGCCGTGTAGCCCTCCTGCGGCTTTCCAACTCCTGCTACTACACCTCCTGCGCCATCGAGTGGCTCGCAGACGCCGTCGTCCATTTCATCCAGGATCCAGACAAAGCCCTGGTCACCGAGGCGCTAGCCGAAGAGGCCGACTGGCTTGCCGCCAAACTCGAGGTCATCCAGTACGAACTGAAGAAGTCCCTACCCGTCTTGAAAGGGGTGATCCACCGTGCCGAAGGAACGGTATCCGGACTTCGCGGAGATGATCAAACGCAGGCTCGAGAAGACTCAGCCGGCGCCCCCGGAGTCTCAGGCTGGGACGACGTCCCCTTCTAACGAGGTCGGCCCCAAGTCCGTCCCCGACATCCTGGCCGAGCTCGCCTCGGAAGGCGACCCCATCCCCACCGGGTTCGATCCGCTCGACCGGCAGTTTCGCCGCGGTGGGCTTATCCCCGGCTCCCTCCTCGTCATCGGCGGCCCGCCCCACACCGGCAAGACCACCCTCGCCGAGCAGATCGCCCTGCACATGTCCAGGACCATGCCGGTTGTCTGCCTCTTCGCCGACGAGGGCTCCAAGCCGGCCGCTCGCCGAGCCGCCCTGATGCTGAAGATCCCAGACCACATCCTCGACTCCCAGCCTGCCCGCTCCGTCGAACTCGCCACGGTCGCCCTCGAGGACCACTCGCTCTACCTCTGGCCCACCGAGGCCACCGCAGCCACCGCGACCGACGTCGTCTCCTACGTCACCCAGACCTACCCAAAAACCCCTACAGTCGTCGTCCTCGACTCCATCCAGACCATCCCCCTCTCCGACTCCGACGACCCCTCCTCGCCCCGCCTAGCCGGCAAAGCCCTGGTCTCAAAGTGCCGCCACTGGGCCTCCGCCCACTCGATCACCTTCATCCTCACATCCCAGGCCAACCGCGGCTTCTACCGCTCCAAGAAGGCCGACGACAACTCCGAAGCCATCGCCGCCTTCTCCGAAACCTCCGCCATCGAATACATGGCCGACGTCGCCCTAGTCCTCGCCCTCCCCAACGACTCCGATATCGTCGATGCCCGCCTCGTCAAAAACCGATTCAAGGGAACCGGGAAACCCTTCTCAATTAAATTTTCTACCGATACTTATTCCATGCTCGAAGCCGACCAGGCCGAAATAGATGCCGCCACCGCCACCTCCCTCGCCGAGAAACTAATCCCATACAAGAAGCAAATTAAATCCATCCTCTCAGAGTTCCCGAACCTCTCCCAAAGGGAAATCTGCGAACGCGCCGAAGGCGATACGAACCTCGTCCGCCTCGCCATCAAAACCCTGGTCCGCCAGGATAAGACCGTCATCGCCTCTCCTAGGCCCGGCCGCGGCGGCGGCTTCTCCTACTCCCTCGCCTATGCGGAAATCCAGCACACTTCCCCTAAAAACAGTGATCTGTGCTGAACTCTTTAAGTGTGCTGGACCCCTTAGTCCAGCAGCACACTTAGAAGAGCTTCAGCGAAGCGTGCTGCCAGCGCACTTCAGCACGGTTCAGCACACTTCAGTTATCCACAGGATTTCCACAGGTCGCCCTAACGCGAGCCGAGATGTACGGGAGGACCAGTGGGCGAAATGGCCGGCCGCCTGGGGGGCGGGCAGGGCCCCGGCTCGGCTGGAGGGCCCGGAGCGCGAGCGATACCGCTACAGGTTGTACTTACGCCTAGAGCCGCGAGCTCCGTGGAGATAAGTCCTTTAGAATGGCAGTTTGGATTTTACATAATGCATCTTCGGCGACACTAATGACGCCTTGTGACAATTTTTGTCACCACTCGCAGGCCGGCCGCTCGACTCCCGCCGGCCGCGCGCATCATCAGACG